ACTGATTTCGTATAATATGACCGTGATTATGTTACTTGCGCTTCACATTGCTACATATAAAAAACCTCTACGGTAACGTCACCAGTAGAGGTTTTTTATTGTCAATGTTGCTAGGATCGGGAGAGCATCGAAGCGCATTTAACATCAATCTGTATTATACGAAATCAGTTTTTTAGTAATCAGGATCAATATAGATTATAAATTTTTTAATTTTAGATTTCCGTCTTGATCAATGTCTATTCTGTTTATGGTCATTTCTAAAATTTTATGAACTATTTCGCTTTCATATTTCAATGTTTTAAATCCATTCATAACAAGCTTTTTGTTTAGGTAATTCAATCTAGCTTCTAGGGCTTCTTGTTCCCATTTGTTCAGTTTTACTGTTTCAGCCATCTCAAGCTCCTTTACTAAATTAAATATTGTATACCTTTATATACAAATATCCTTGCGTATACCTTTATACCGATGTACGATTGGCACATTAAGGTATACCGATATACTCAGATTACTTTGAGTGGGATCAATTAAATGAATAATTACAGCTTTCAAAGTCCTCAAGAATTTACACAAGCTGCCTTTAATCGTGTTGCTGAGCTTGTGTCTCAAAATGGTCAACATGCTTTAGATGAGTGTATTCCTGCTTTCTCCACAGAGCAGTGTTTAGAACATTTGGCTTTAGTAGCTTCTGAAATGGCTTATGACTATTCGTTAATTGATGTTCATGCATCTTTATACAAAAAAACAAATCGTGAATTAGAAGATGAAATGGGGGACTGCTGATGTTTATTGATGACGATCCATTTTTAAAAATAGCTATTCTTTTTCTTGCCTTTATTGCTCTTTTTTTTGCTGCAAATGCCTTTCTTCAGGTACTTAAGCGTTTTGGTTATATCGGGAGAGGTAAATGATTATTCGTTCTGTTCACCAGACTGATCTTGTTGAATGCCCTCGCTGTTATTCAATCATGCATAAGAACTATATCTCTTTTCATTTAACACGTTGTTTGGGATAGAGCATATGCATTTTACATCTTATTTCTTTGGTGTTTTTTTTGGTTTTCTCATGGGTCTTGTTTTTGGTCATTTTGGGGTTTGATTATGTCTTCTAATAATAAAAAGTTATCCGCAGATTCTCAAAATCAAAATAGCTTAACCTGTCAAAACACAGGAGAAAGCCTTAAAACCAAACCTAGATTCGCAACTAACATCGTTGTTCCTACCCCCATTTATAATATGGGGTTTACGAAAGTCGATCCTCGACTCCAGTTCGATGAATTCACCTTCCCTCGGAAGCTCGACAATCAAAAAATGATTCTCACCGAGAAGGGTGCTTTACCTGTACTTCATTCTGTTTCATGTGATGAATACGGCATAGCCGGTCATGACTGGGTAACTTTTAGTTTTTGTCAGTCTACCCTGGGCGATGAATATTACTCTTTCGATCCAGATCAGGCCGAAGGTACATTAACTTACGGCATTGAAACTTTTCTAGATCATCATCTGTATGAAATCTTTGGCTTTGGCTTGGCTGCTAAACGTGAAAAGGGCATGCATAACTATAAGTTTGCTTATGAGCTTGAAGATATGCTTGGCATGGTGCTGTACGGCCATTCCTCAAAACGTATTAGTGTTCAGATTAACGGTTCTGGCTGTGCTTTGGCTCGTAAAGGTTGGCAGCAACGTTTATATAACTGGTTGACCTCTTACAAAATGGTTCAGCTTGGTGATGGTTCTAATAAAGTATTCGGTTGTGTTAATCCAAAAATTACCCGTGTTGACCTGTGCTATGACGATTTCGAAGGCAAATACATCACTGTAGATATCGCCGATCTATGGGATAACCTAGACGGTTTCTGGTGTGGTGGTCGCGCTCCTTTGATTCAGCATTTAGGTGCTTGGAAACGTCCATCAGGTAAAGGTCGTACTTTTACTGTTGGCGATCGTACCAGTGGCAAGTATTGCCGTATTTATGAACGTGGCAAAAAGGAAGGGGACAAGGCTAGTCCTTGGGTACGTGCTGAGGTCGAATTTAAATCTAAGGATCGTTATATCCCTTTAGATGTTTTGCTTGAGCCTTCTAAATACTTTATCGGTGCTTATCCTTGCTTTGAGTGGCTTTCACGCCAATTACAACAAGATTTTATAACGCCTTCTAAAACCGAAATTGTTAAAAAACAATCTAAAATTAATTGGGATCGCTCTATCGAAATTGTTAAAGAACAATTCGGTAAATACATTCGCCAGTATTCAAAAATTATTGATTCTGATGAATTAGTTCAAATGCTTTCATCTGAAAAAGATGAAGTACCTAAGCGTCTAGATTTTTCACATAAGGCTGTCATTCAAGCCATGCGTACTAAACAGCCTATTCAATCTTCACATGATGAATTACCGCTTTTTGTCGGTGTATCTCATCTAAATCAACCTGTTTTTAAGGAAATTAAAAATGAACTTTACATCTGAAGTTGTTGTTCGTGGTTCCAAGCCTTCTAAAGGTGATTTCAACGGAAAGCCTTTTAACTCAACCAAGGTTTATATCGATACTGGTATGCAAGCTGGTGAACGTTCATCTGGTCAAGTTACTACCGAATACACTTGGGGTACTTCTGACAATTATGACCGTATCGAAAAAATTCCTCATCCTTTCAAGGCTAAGGCAGTTATGCAGATCGTATCTAATGGTCGTGATTCTAAAACGATTCTTATTGATCTGATTCCAGAAAAAGAAGCTGTAAAGGCTTAAGGATTTTAAAGAATGTCTTACGAGTGCAAAACCTTAACACCTCCACAACAAGGCGTTGCACAAGTATGCATCGAATGGCAAGAAGCTAGCTTTTTGCCTGAATTAACTGGAGCCGATCGTGATGTGATTCTCCAGTGGGCAATAGGGATTTTCGCACTGGTCTTTGTTGTTCGTCGTATTGTGCGGATGTTTTAAAAACTACACTAACTTACTGAGGCTCATCTCATGAATAAAACTTCACAAAACCGCCTAGCGGTAATCAATCGTAAAAACATTGCAACCTATGGTCTAGGGGCTGTTGCTTCAACTGCACTTATGTCGAGTAATGCAAATGCTTTGGACGTTTCAACTGCTTTAACTGGTAATGATGCAGAATCAAATATTGATACAGCTGCCATTTGGATTTTGGGACTTGCAGTTACAATTTATGCTGCCAAGAGAGTTATTGGCTTCTTTAGCCGCTAATTTTTGGAGCCAAGAAAATGACAGAATCTGACCTAAATTGGATTATTTTAGTTGTTGTTTTCTTGGCTTTTTATCGTCTTTTCAAATAAATATTTAAGGGATTTTAATTATGAGATTTTTTAAATATTTATTTTTCTTTTTTCTGCTTACTCCTGCTTTTGCTAATGCTGCCCTTTTTTGGTTCAATGGTGCAAGTTCAACTAATAGACATTCAAGCGCTCTTGCAGCTTGTAAAGGTTGGGGCGGATCAGATGCCGTTTATACTTATCAACTATCTTCAGAATGGCCAAGTCAAGTTGGCATTTGTACTGCTAGTGGTGTTACAACAAGAATTCTAACTGACACAATTAATTCATGTGTTGCCGATGCAACTCGTGTCACATCGGGCTCATATAAATTATCTAATTGGGCGAATGAAGATGAATTAGTCAGTTTAATGAACCAATCTGCTGCTGCCTTTGCTGGTACTTCTGTTTGTGCTAATTCATGTATCCATCAATTTGACTATACGACTAATACGTCAGGTGATGAAAGTAATCCGCCCATTGTTATGGCTGGCTCTTATAAATCTACTACACAATCTTGTTCTTCTCCAACATCTGGCCCAACTGGTGAACTTAAAGGTTCTGGCTCTGGTACTGGTGGTGATGGCGGTGATGGTGGTGATTCTGGTTCTGGTGGTGATGGCGGTTCTGGTGGTGATTCTGGTGGTTGTGTAGAAAATGGAACTACTGTCAACTGTCAAGGTGCTGCCGGTGGTGCTGGCGGTGCTGGCGCTGGCGGTGCTGCTGGTGGTGCTGGCGCTGGTGGTGCCGGTTCTGGTGGTCATGGTGGTCAGGGTGGTAATGGTGGTCAGGGTGGTAATGGTGGTCAGGGTGGTGCTGGCGGTAATGTCACTGTAAATATGACTCCAGTGGTCAATGCTATTAATACCATGTCAACAAATATCGTTAATAAGCTCACTTCTGTTGCTACTGATATTAAAGGCTCTATTTCTCAAATGGCTGCTTCTGTTACTGATGCTATTGGTGTTACAAATGGCAAGCTTGATCAAGTCAAGTCTGAAATTGCACAACAAAAAGCTGCTATAGAAGCAAATACAAATGCTTTAAATAACCAGACTTCTGTTTTATCTCAAAAAATAGATGCTGCTGCTACTTCTGTTAAAAATTCAATTTCTGAAATGTCTGCTGCTGTTACTGATGCAATTGGTGTAACTAATGGCAAGCTTGATCAAGTTAAGTCTGAAATAGCACAACAAAAGGCTGCAATTGAAGCCAACACTGCTGCTGTTAATGCTCAAGGCAAGGCAACACAAGATGCTATTAATGCTCAAGGTCAAGCAACTCAAAATGCTATTAATGCTCAAGGTCAAGCAACTCAAGATGCTATCAATGCCAATGGTGACAAATTAAAGGGTGCTATTGATTCTAATACTGCTGCAATTAATGCAAACGGTGAAATGATTGGTGAAAAGATTGATGAAACAAATTCTATTTTAGATGACATAAAAGAATGGCTTACTGGCGAACCTGATACATCTTCACTTCAAGCTGATATTCCAACAAAAGAATTAACTCCTCAGTCTTTTGATACTGGCATGTTTGGATCTTCTGCCCAATGTCCTGCTGATGTCACTCTTTCTCTTCCTGGCTTCGCTCGTGGATTTTCTAAAACTTTTAGCTTTTCTCAGTGGTGTGATTATTTAGCCATTATCGGGATTTTTATCTTAACTGCTGCTTATTGCATGGGCGCTTACATCATAGTGAGTAAATCATAATGCCTGTTGTCTTAATCACGATTTTAACTGCCTTTGCTTCTTCTTTAGTTGCAAAGTTATTACTTGGTGCTGGTCTTGCTTTTCTATCTTATTCCTTTGTCAATGACATGGTTTTAGCAGCTCAATCACAAATGATTGGCTTATATGGAAATCTCCCCGCAAATATTGTCGGCGTTCTTGGCATCTTAAAAGTACCTCAGGCGCTTTCTGTAATTATGTCTGCTATCGGTACTGCTGCATTTATTAAAACCTCTAAAGTCGCTTTAGGCATGAAATAAGACAACGAAAGGCTAGAAGGAGGAACGACGTCCGCAGCCGTCGTTGTCGTTTTCAGCCTAAGGAGATCAATAAAAATGGCTATTCTCATTACTGCTCCAGTAGGTACAGGAAAGACATTAAAATCTATTGAACTGTGCTTTGAATATTTAAATCAAGGTAGGGAAGTTTTTACCAATATTATTGGTATTAAAGTTTCTGGTGTTCGTGTTATTGAATCCAATGCTTTGAATCCTTTTGATTGGCGTGATCTTCCTCCGGGCTCTGTTCTTATTTTTGATGAAGCACATGAACACCCTGCATTTTCTGAACGTGATCTGCTTCGTAATTTCAAGATTGAATATTGGGAAAATGAGTTAAGACGTATTAGCCGTATGACTGATATTTCAGATACTAAACGCAAGTCTTTAATCTCTGAAACTAAAGAAATGTATTCAAGAATCTTGAAGGATGAAAAAGAGAAGATTATGGATATAGGCTTATCTATGTCTATGCATCGTCATTTTGATCAAGAAATCGTTTTGATTACTCAAAATCCTACTAAATTAAATAAGGATGTATTGGGTAACGTTACGATTCATCACGTAATGCGTAGAAAGTTTGGTTTTGAAGCTGCAACGATCTGGACTTTTGGCGAAGCCATGACGACTTGGGGTAAGTCTGTTGCTGATGGTGCTTTGGTAAAAAAGCAATGGAAATTCCCTAAACACTTATTTAAATTTTATAAATCTGCTGAGGGTCACAATGTTAAAAAATACTTTCCTAAAAAGTATTATGCCATTGCTATGATTCCTGTTCTTTTATTCGGTACTGGTATTATGAAAGCAAAAGAAACTGGTTTTTTTGGTCTTTTTGGCGGTTCTGATACTCAAGTTTCTGATGTAAAACCTGAGCCTATTCTTATCCAAGAGGGTGACACACGTACTCAGGCAGAAATTTTAGAACAACATGCAGCCGATCAGGCAGGTATGACATTAGAACAATATCGGGCTTCTAAAAATCCAACTTTGCAGAATTTAGACTTTGAATGTCGAAAAGCTGAAAATTTATCTCGTCCTGAGTGTGTACAGTGGTTTGATAATCTTTCTAAAACTAATTCTTCTGTTACGCCTAGCGGTAATGTTGTTCAAACTGTTTCATATAATCCAAATTCGCCTTATGAATTTGAATATGTTCCTCAGATTCAGCCCAAAGATTTTCCGAGAATGTCCGGTGTTATGACGCTCTCCAGTGGTCGCCTTATGGCCATAGATCAGCAGGGCAACTATATGCCTAACATTTCCCAAAATGATTGCAAAAGATGGTTACAAGGTTATCGACCTTTTGATTATGTTCGCGATCCGAATAGAGGTCAGCAATATGCGTCAACTCCTCCTGTACCTACTCAAACAGATAATCCGCAACCTAGTGAACAAATTCTTCAGGGGATTTAAATAATGATTCGTACTTATAATTTGATGCTTTTGCCTTTCATTATTGTCAATTCTTTGATCATATGGCTCATGGTTGATTTTAGTGCTTTTCTTTTAGTATTGGTTTTTCAGCTTATTATTGCTGCTTGTTTACTTCCAGTAGCTTATTATTTTCATAAGCGTCTAGTTGTAAGTCTAGAGCGAGTGTCTACGAGTGATTCGGAATATTAGAATTTTTAAACCTTCCTTCCCTGATTACAAGCTCCCTTAAGATTCAAAACGGTAGGGCTTAGAAAATGGGTTGGGGTTCCCATTTTCGATGTAATTATAATTTGGGTTCTATTCTTTCTTTGCGTTCATTGATGTCATTTTTTCTTTTGAGTTCTTTAGTTAGCTCTCTGGTTCCTAAAGCTATCTGAATGATTTCTGAAACTGCAAGGCATACTATTCCCCCGATGATGAAGCCTAGCCAAAATACGTATTTATTCATTCCGAATTCAAACATGATTTTTTCCTTTATTTGTTTGGGTGTGATTCTATCTTATTTAGCGGCTTATAACATGCGGGTTACGATTGAACAAAATTAGATCAATTGAGGGTTAAAATTATGAAAAGTCTTGGTTTTTATTTCTTAGTTTTCTTTTTTCTGTATTTGATGTGTCTTTTCACAATTGGGATTGCAGGGGATTTAGATTTTCTTTTGCCATTTTCGATTATCTATTTAATTTCCATTTCTATTTGTTATCCGTTTTTTGAAATGGTTCGTAGAAATCTTTCACAATAGCCACTGGAGATAGATCAATGGGTAAATCAAATTTTGGTAAAGTTGTTTTGTTTTCATCACATGTTTCTTTATTTCGAAGCAATGTGCTTTTTGAATCTCATGTTTTTCAATATAAACGTCATCAGTTTATGGAATTTCGTAGAATCTTAATGTCTGGAGATTTCAGTGATTCTTAAATTCTTGTATGACCAATATTTACTTTGTACTTTTTTATCCCTGATACTGATTTTTTATATATCTATTATTATGATTTTTAAGAATGTTGTTGAGATGATTCTTTATAAAGATTAGCCACTGGAGAGATCAATGCAACAAGAATATATAGAGATAGCTACAGCTCAAGCGTTGGCAATTTCTGATAGTTTTTATAATTTGGGATTTGTTCAAGGTTTGGCTTTGGGTGTTTTTATTGCTTTTATGGTCTACATAAAAGTATCAGACTGATTTCGTATAATATGACCGTGATTATGTTACTTGCGCTTCACATTGCTACATATAAAAAACCTCTACGGTAACGTCACCAGTAGAGGTTTTTTATTGTCAATGTTGCTAGGATCGGGAGAGCA